TCATAGACCTTCCAAGCGATGCCGAGGGATAGGTGGGTTTTCCAGGGTCCGTAGCTCTGCTTCGGTGATGTATCCCTCGTGACGCAGTTCGTATAGCGCTTCATTTTTATGTTCAGTCCGGGTGTCGTGACTAAGCTCCCCGTACTCTAGGCGGAATCGCAAAGGCTTCCAATTTCCCCAGCACGACTTTACTTGTGGCTCATAGAACGTTCTGCCCTCCACCACCGATTCGAGAATTCGCCAATTCTGGTTTGCGGAAGTCATTTCATCTCCTTAATTTTGGCGTCGATGGCCGCGTCCAAGCGATCGGGACCGTAGCAGGCCATCCAGCGTTCAGCGGCAAGACGCTGTGAATCCGTGGCATCGCGCAGCCACGCATACCGCCGCGCCATCGCCACCAGCGCATCTCGCTCGGCACGCGACAGGGTGACTGCTTCGCCATCCGTCTTGCAGTACGTGGGACGCTGCGCGATGGCTTCGATTTCTTCCGGACTCATAGCTGCTCCATTAATGATGCCTTGTGGCTTCGGCTGCTCGATATATGCGCTGCCAACCTGCCCAACCTCGTTGCTCCCCGTGCAGGCATAGATGTGATTGCTCGCCCGAGGACAGCGCTTGTTCCCGCACACCGGGCACAGCACCATCCGCATATCCCCGAACGACACGGGGCGGCAGGTGGCGCACCAGCACGGCTCACTCACGTCCGCCGCCGTCCGTGCGGGGGTGCTGGGGTTTCATGCAATCTCCAATTCGTATTGGTGGTGGAGCGATGCGGCATGCTGAATGCGCGCACGGGCGATCCCGATGTAATCAGCCTGCATCTCGCAGCCGATAAAGCTAAAACCCTCTTGAACGGCCGCCTTCCCGGTGCTGCCGCTGCCCATGAACGGGTCCAGTACTACGCCTCCTGGCGGCGTTACCAACCGGCACAGGTACCGCATCAGGTCTGTGGGCTTGACGGTCGGGTGGTGGTTCTTCACCGGCTCGGGTTCCCAGCCGTCGCGCCGAGTGATGTGCTGCCCGCTGGTGTCGCTGGTCATGCCGCCGACGCGATCCGGCAGCGCATCCAGGCCTTCGTTACGGTCTGCTCGGCTTGCCTTGGCGCAATAGAAAAAGCGTGCTGCGTTGGTGTCTGCCTCCACCCGCGCTATATGCATGTGAGGGGGAGCCATATCGCCAAAGCGGCCAGATGACAAGCGCGGGCGGCCCGTTTCCTTGAGGTCACCTTGCTGGCCCTTTGCGTCCGGGAATGCGCGTCTGACTTCATCGCTGCCGTCATGGATGACGTTGGCGGGCCAGCGCCCAGCAGCATCGCCGCCGCGCGGGCCAGGCGTGGGCGCGAAGTTGGTGGCTCCTGCGTCGGTGTAGCGTCGCTCGGCGCTGGCCTCGCCGGACCGGCCACGCGGCACCATCGGGTCGTTCCGGCATGGGACGCCGCCGGCACCCGCGCGCAGTACCTCGTTGGTCGAGATCCTGCAGGCCTCGATGTTCAGCGCACCCGTGCCGTAGGCCAGGACGTTGGCGGCGACGGTGCTGTCCAGCGGCTTGCGCGCCACGCAGATCGGTTCGTGGGCCGGCTTGAGCGCAGTGCCCCAGCCCTTCCAGTCGCCGTCGAGGTTGTGCGACTTGGGGAAGCCTGATCCGTACAGCCACATGATCTGGTCGCGCAGCTCGAAGCCGGCTTCCTCGACCCCGCAAGCCATGCGGTGATAGGTGCGCGCCGATGCGAACACCAGCATGTGCCCGCCCGGCTTGAGCACGCGCATGGCTTCCCGGCACCATGCCGCCGTCCATTCCTGGAATGCTCGCATGGCATCCGGCGACAAGTCATACTTGCCCGCCTCTGCCGCAACAGACTTATGGCCCCCCAATTCGCTGGCTACTGGATCATGCGATTGCGCGGCCCTCCGCGCGGCGGCTCGGCGCTCAATGTCGGCGCCATCCCACGCCTGCCCCATAAATCGGATACCGTATGGCGGGTCGGTGACAATCGCGTCGATGCTGGCGCTTCCCATGCCGCGCATGGCTTCGATGCAGTCGCCGCAGTACAGCGTTGCGGTACCGATGCGCTCAACCCGCATCGCTCTCTCCTTTCTCGCCCGTCTGTGTAGCTGTCAAGGATTGCTTGACGACTGCCGGGGTGGGGGACAGGGCGCGCTCAACGGCGGCTTTGAATCTGTCCACCGCCTCATCGCTGTTGTGCTTATGCCCAAGCACGTCGAGCTCGCGCTCGTGGGCAATCGCCATCGCGTACTCCAGCAGATTTTCGCCAGGCTGGGCGGCGTTGTTCTCAGTCATGGCTTTCCTTGGTGGAGAACTGCTTGATTCCTGCTCGGTAGAGCCGGCAGAGAGAAGCCCAATCTCGGCCGACGTCATAGGCGGTATCTCTAAAGCACTCCTTGAGCGCACACCAGAGATTCGCGAAAAAGGACCAGACGGCGCACAAGGGGAATAAGAGGGTCATTACTATCATTCCGACCGCATACCGCGTTCTGCATTTCATGCCGCCTCTCCCTGCTGCGGGGCCTGGGCAGCGTTGTTCCCAATCTTCATTGAATTGGCTCCATCTTTGCCGGGCTTAGCGGCATCGTTTTTCGGATGAATTCGGCGGTCCCTTCCAATCGCTGGGCGGCGCTGTCCGACCCCTCGGCCTGAGCCATCACCACGCCGGAGACGCTGCACAGCTTCATCAGGTAATTTCCGATCTGCGCGCGGTCGGTCATGCGGCAGGCGGTCAGGTATTCGCCCACAAGGCGGACGGCAAGCTTTTCGGCCTCTGCTGCGGTTGCCGGTGATTTCTTGTCCATCACTCCCCTCCCTGCTGGGAGGCGGCAATCGCGGCTTCAGCGGCTTGCAGTGCGCCAAGGAATTGCTCAACGGCGTCACGCACCGCAACATGGCTCATGCGACGGGGATTCGATGGAAGATATTCCCTCCGGATCATCCTGGCTGCCGCAATGGGTAGATTGATCGCATCCAGCGCATCGCCAGCAGCGGGAGCGTCGGCCAATGCGCGGCGCAAGCGGTCAATCTCATCCGCTGCTTCGCGCTCCAGACGGATGACTGCGGGGTTGCCATCTTCAGCGGCGTCCAGGTCGGCGTTGTCGCGCAGCCGTTGCGTAATGTCGTCATTCGCATCGTCCTGTGCGCTGGCGGGAGGGGTGCCAGGGAAAGGCAGCAGTTCGGCCCACAGGCTCGGGATAAGGCGCGCGAAGGGTTGGCCAACATAACTTTGCGCAATCCAGCCGTAGTCCTGGTTAAACGAACCTACAACTCGCGTACTTGCCTCGGCGTCGATGTGACGCGCAAACAGCAGCACCGGCGTTCCATCCTTCGGCGCGCTGGCTATAGGCTTCCATTCTGTGTTCATGCTCTCAGGCTCCGGTGGCGGCCGATGCGTCAAGCTCGGCCCTTATCTGGGTTTGGCGCAGCAGGTCGGATGCGTCGGCCTGATCCAGGCTGGCACCGATGCGGCGAAGGTTGGGTATCTCGCGGTTCAGGGCGGCCATCAGCGGCCCGTCGATTGGCATGCCCGCTTCCAGGCGGTTGGCAAGCTGGCGCAGCGCCGTGGCCTTGAAGGCGTGCCCGTGGCGCACTGCCCACATATCGAAGAAGTCGGCCATGCCCGCGATTGCCGGCGCGCTGGCGTACCACTCGCCGTCGGCGACGCAGTGGAAGATAGGCACATTGCGCGCGTCGACCGTGACCGTGCCGTCGCGCTCGATCTGGTCGATGATCGATTCCAGCGGCGCCAGGGTCTGCTGGGTCTTGATCAGCATGGGCAGGCGGGCGACGCGCGGAACGTAGCGCTTGTTGCGGCGGGGCTTGCGGGCGTGGGTCATGGTCAGTAGCTCCGCGATTTGTCGTTGGCCAGCTGCGCGTCCTTCAGCAACTGCTCGTCCTTGACCAAACCGTAGAGGCGGTCGTAGTTCCAGGTGGTGTCGCGGAATACGCGCCCGTCTTCGAAGTCGGCCAGGCAGTCCGACAGATCGACCACGATGTCCTTGTCGGTGTCGCCCTCGATGGTGAAACGGTCCAGGGCATTGCGGACCTGCCACGGGCCTTCACTCCAGTCGCCGCGCGTGCGCTGGCCGGCGATGGCCAGGTCCAGGTATTTGTCTTTCAGGCGAAGCGCTTCCAGCACGTCCGACCACGTCGACATGACGTCCAGCTCGTAGCGGATCAGGATGGCGGCCAGTTCCATGTCCTCGCGGCGCTTCGCTTCCTCGGCTTCGCGTTCGCGCTGAGCCTTGGTGCGCTGGACTTCGGCTTCGCGCTTGGCCTGTTCGGCGTATTCCTCGTAGCTCTTCTTCAGGCGCTCATAGGTGGCGGTGGCGTATTCGAAGCCGTCGCCCGTCTTCGCTTCGCGGCGCAGGTCCTGCAGGTATCCAGCGTCATGACGGATCGACTTGGGGAAGCGCGCGCGGCTTTTTCGGTCTGGCTCGCTCCAACTGCTGGGCATGCCAACCTCTGCCATCATGGCCGTGACGCGGTCGTGAATGGCCTTGTTGATCTCAATCCGGGGGATGTTCAACTCATGCGCGGCGACGTCCTTCTGGCGCGCCTCTTCCAGCTTGGCCAGGGCGTGGGCCGCGACTCGCTCGGGCGTCGGCTTGCTCCAACTGCTGTTCATGTAGCTGGCGTAGCTGGACGGGCTGGACTGGCAACTGCCCACGTAGCCAACTTTCTCCAGCGCCTGGATCTTGAGGGGTTCCGTCATGTCGTTCTCTGTGTAGGTGGCCGGCACCGGCAGCGGTGGGGGTGGCTTGAGGTGGCCCCGCCGCCGCGCCGGCCGAAAGGGGTTATGCGCCGTCGCCGGTCGTCTTCGCGTGCGTGCCTTCCACGCCGGCGCGCATGCGGCGGATCGTGCGCTGCTGCAACCAGTGCATGGCCTCTTCAATCTTGGTCAGCGCCAGCGCGTTTTCACGGCACGAGAACGGGCCGGCCTGGAAGCTGCGCAGGCGGTCGGCAACGATGGCCAGCAGCACTTCCTGGGTGATGCCGTTCACGCCCACTTCGTTGATGGGACCGTTCTGGAACAGGATCAGGGTAGTGTCGGCATCCTGGTCGTCCGGGTCCGAAGGATTCGTGCTGTTGTCGAAGCCTTCCACGAGGTAGGCGTGGTTGGCACCGCCCGCGCCGGGTTCATCAATGGCGCGGATGGTCAGCAGGTCATTGGCGGGGTTGACGACGTGATCGTTGATGCTACGGGTCATGGACTGCTCCTATGGGGTGCTGCGTTGGGGAAAGGGGTTATTGGTCCAGGCCCAGCGAGCCTTGCTTTTCCTCGGGCGGCACCACCGTCAGCGTGGTTTCGCGGCCCAGGATCAGGGTCAGGCGGCCGTTTTCTTCTCCCGTCGGCTTGCCGCGCACGCGCCAGCCCAGGATGATCGTGCCGCCTTCCATCGGATCCACGAAGAAGCGATCGACGATGGCCTCGGCGATCACGATGTCCGTAGTCTTGCCGTTCGACTCGCCGACGCCGTAGTGCACGGTGACCTCGGCGCCGATGATTTCCTTCTTGATGCGCTGACGGCCCAGCTCGGGAAAGCGCAGCACGGTCAAACCAGGTTCCGAGCCGTCCGTGGTCTGCTGGTCGCCCTTCTTGTAGAGCAGCGAGCGCATGTCGGGCGCCAGCAGCGCCAGCGAGTCGTTGCCCATGCGGGCCTGGAAGAACAGGTCGATGTCCGGCAAGGGGTTCTCGTCCTGCAATTCAGGACGGATGCGCATAGCGGTGAAGGTCACGGGTTGGCGGTCAAGCTGGAAGGACGTTTGCATGCTCGGGTTGCTCCAGGTGGGGAAATAGGGCGGGCGGCGCCGGGGATGCCTCCGTTGGTGAGGCGCCGCCCTGGGGAGATCAGGCGGCCGGATCCAGCTCGGCGCGGCGGTTGTCGTAGGCTTTCTTGAGCGCGTCGTAATGCTCGTCGGGCGCGTCGCGGAACGCTTCGCCGGCCAGCGCCAGCGTGTCCAGGTCAGCCGCAGCGGCGATCATCTGCAGGATGGGCGCGGGGTCGAAGGTGGGCGCGGCGACGGCCGGTGCATCGTCGTCATCGTTCGGCGCGGGCGTGATGTAGTCGCCGTCCAGCACGTTGTCCAGCGCCTGCGATTCGCCGCGGGCGTTCAGCTCGTCCAGCGCGGCGGCATTGGCAAGTTCGATGCTGACAGGCAGGTACTTGAACAGGCGGCGCAGGACGGTCTTGCGGCCCATCTCGGCGTAGTGCGCACCCCAGGGGCTGTTCTCGGTCTTGCCGTAGCGCTTGGCCTGCTTCCAGCCCTGCGAAGCATCGCGGATGTCCAGCACCTGCTGATTGCTCATGACCTCGAAGGCGTGGCCGCCGCCAACCAGCTTGGCGACCGCGTAGAAGGCGATGATCTCGCCGCGCTCTCCCATTGCCGGACGATGCTCCAGGCGCTCATCCAGGCCGTAGGCGTATTCGAAATGGTCGTTGGCGCAGACTTCATGCGCGGCGATGCTCACGATCTGGCCGGAACGGCGCGCAAGGTCAATGAGGCCCTTGTAGCCCAGCACGATCTGCACTTCCGTGATCTGCTTCTGGCGGTTATCGAAGGGGATCAGGTAGGCATGGCCCAGCGGCGTGTTCGGTTCCAGGCCCAACTGCGAAACTTGCACAACGGCGCCCATCAGCGATTCCACGGTGCAATTCATCAGCTTCGGCGTGGTACGCATGGCGCCCAACGCGATCTTCAGCATGCGGTCGGCGCTCACGTGGCGCGGCAGCACGGCGGCCAGGGTGGCTTTCTGCGATTCCATGAACGCCTTGACTTGGCCGATGCCGGCCTGGGCGGCGACCATCTTGGAGGTCTTCTTGAGATCCGCGAGGGAGGTGGTTTGGGACATGATCGGTCCTGTTATTCGTCGGTGAGCGCCCAAGCGGGCAGGGAGACTTGATGGATGCCGGTGCCGTGTCCCGGCCATTCGTTGGAGGCGAGGCAGGCGGCGTAGGTGGTGAGGTCGCGGCGGACCTGCTGCGCGCCCTGGTGCTTGCTGGCGGCGTCCAGCATCACGGCGCTGGCCGCATAGGGCCATTCCGTCTCGACCGCCACGAACACGAACGCCAGCACGTCCAAGCCGCTGGCGCGCGCGAA